GTCATGGTACAATGTAATGATTTAAAGATGGAGTCCTGATCTAATGCTCCAACATATTGACCTAATTCCGGTAAATAAATATTCTTACGCTTCAGGAAATCCGCAGCTTCGTCTTCCATAAGAGGTATAGGTACATCTGTCTTATTAGGCATGGTAAAGCCCATTCCGACAACATCTCTCAAGAACGCTGCGTAAGTTATATGGTTGAACTTATCTTTGATGGAATCCTTAACTGAACTCTTAACATCGTCTCCGTATGTAATGAGTGAAACAAAATCACGGAAGGGTCCTGCATCAAGTCCAAGTATGTGGAAATAAGCGCAACGCATCAACAGCGAATTAACTATAGAATTAATATAAACCGTTAGATTGTGTCCAGAGGGATTGGAACCTAGTAATTCAATTAGTGTTCCCTGATACGCCACCATAGGATGGCAAATATCAGAAGCCATGGCCCGCATAATAGTCAGATCTCGCTCAGAATAGTTCATCTTCGCGGCCAAATCAATCATAATACCAAAGGCTGCGTACATCAGCTGAGGAGACATAGTCAAGTCGTAACTGCTATAATCTCCGGCCAATATATTCCTCTTCCCATACTTCCTAATCTTACTGGTGAGCTGTTGCCATTCGGGTCCAATAGCATTTACACCGACAGCGCACTCGGAACGTATAGGGTTGACACTTAATAGTCTCGCTACAGGTAGATAGTATTTCCGGACCATCAACTGTAGTGCCATAGGAGCGGACTGAAAGACTCTAACCTTAGTAGAAGTTTTAGCTTTCACCTCATCCTTGAGACAGGCTTTAAATACGGGATAGGCTCGTTTGTTCTGTGCGTACAATTCTTCCATCTTGTATGCTTCATCCCAGAACTTACGGTCTAGCGCACGAGGACACTGGTGGGTACTCAGCGATTCCTCGTCAGTCAAATCCGTCATGAACTTACTTTTGGCTCCCGATAATGGATACCACACAGATGTGGTGGCGTCCAAAGCCGTGATGAATTTGATGCCATCCCTACCGGAAACATTTTCCAACTCCGTCAACGGTTTGGTGTTCACCCATTCCATCTTGGGATTCGCCGCAATATCCAGCAGCGGTTCTATGTAATCACGGTATGATTTTTCAAGCAGATTCCCTGGAACTCCTTGTGAAGTCACACTACACTTTAATAAAGCTTCGCGGAACGGCCACCAAGTCCCTTCGTTATTAGGACCCTTAAATTTCGGAGGACCAAACGTATTAGATACGCCCGTAACAGCATTCACGTCAGCGGAAATAACAGTATCAGTAACCTCGGAAACAGAAGTGGACATGCCGACACACGAACCAAAGACCTGGACATTACTCCCTACGGGAAGGAAGTTAACAGGATTCTTCGGATGAACCTTATCGGAATTCAGAAATTTCATATCATATATCGTATCCGACATATCTGCCTGATTTGCCATTGGAACGACGCCCTTTACTACACTAAGTTCGCGCCACGCATTGTCAACCAATTCCTTGGTGATTATCGAAGCCTTAGCAAGTTTAGAGCTGGGCACACCCGCTATGTGTATACCCATTATTCCTTTGGTCTTAGAGTCTGAAAGTAAGACAGCGCCACACAACCCCTCATATGTGTCGTAAGCTGTGGCATAGCGATAAGTATTATTAACTATCTGAGAACCGACAACACAAGCATTAGTGGTACCGCAACTCAAACGCCGCAAAAATTGACATTCG